TAGCTTTACCTACTAATATATCTTCATCTGAATAACCTTTCAGATACTCCCCATACTTTTCACGTAATTGATTTATTGCATTTAATCTAACATTCATTTGATTGTTAGAATCTTGAGCAGATTTGAATAAAGTATCTAATGCAACTTTTTCTTCTGAAAGTGTTTTTACATATCCTTGATTAACCTTATCAGCAAGAGTCATAGTACCAAATAATCCCTCTAATCCACGAGTCCAAGCACCTGTACCATTTTGAGCAAACTGCAACCCTGCAACAAGTGCTGAAATACCTAACCCCAATGCCCCGGCAGCAGGGAGAATATTTGTTAAGTTATTCGCAATACCATTAAATCCATAAGGCAAATCCTGAATAACCCGTGATAGTCCTGTGAAGTTGGTACCGAGTTTAGCAGTTGCCCCACCCGCCTTACCGCTTGCCGAACTAATGCCATCCAACCCTGCAATAGTCTGATTAAACTTTGCAAGCGCATCCTTGTTATCGGCGGTGATTGTTATCCGGAGTTTCTCTTCTGCCATCTTATATTGCTTGACTAAGTTTCTTCATGTTCTCTATAAATTGTTCCTGCGTTAATCTCTCGCCCCGATCCGGTTGCTCATCCGTTGACAAAGGTAAGAACTCTCCTATATCTTTTCGCTTGCCGGATTCGGTGTTAGTGCAATAAATGATATACGCTATCATTCTTGTACGTTGCCATTCAGCTAACTGCTTCGCTTCGTAACCTTTCCTATAAAGCAAAAATTCTCGCCATGTAGCCCTCCAAAAACCTTCGATGGTCATTCCGGCTTCAATGGCGAGAACAAGTATCTCATCCCAAGTCTTTTCCCTTAACTTTTTTTTTCTTCCACAGGCTTTTCATCCGTTGGCACATCCGGTGTCATACACTTTATAGTATAGTGGATAAACTCATTCACCGCCTTACCATTCGCCCCGCCCGCTTCATCTATGTACCTTGCAGCAGTCCTATCATCTATCACTAACCCTGCGCTCTCACTTGCTGCCTGTACCATTGTTATAATATGCTTGAAGGAAAACACCTCACCGTTATACAGGCTTAACAACTTGCTGATAGGAATATCCCCATTCAGTTCGCAGTAGCGGTGCATCGCCCATGTACCCCATTCCAATTTTACAACACCCCCCGAAGTTTGTAATTCGTATGGTGTCATAAATTAGTACGTTTTAGTTTGGGTCATTGGCGCACTTTGTACACCAAACTCTGCATCAAATTTCATCAAGTCTTTATCCTTTGCATCAAGTTTGATAGAGGTAACAAATATATTACCAGTATAAACGATGTCGCCGGATACAGGAGATGCAGGGCCGAATTTAGCAGCTACTACTGCCTTGCTACCTACCAAAGAATACAATCGCTCGTAGCTTTCTTTATCGATTGTACCTGTTTGGTCGATTGCATTACCGCTAACCGAAATGGTCTGCATCACGCTATCACCAGGTAATTGTTGGTCGCCACATTTAGAATCAGCATCAATGGCATCTCTTTTTACATCCATTGATACAGAGGTTAAACACGCCACAGGGAGAAACGTAGAATTATTATCCCAGTCAATTTGCAGAATTATATCTCTGCCGTTTACGAAAGTGTATGCCATTTTATATTGTTTGAGTGATTACAAAGGTATAACGAATTATTACACGAAAAGTGTTCTCCGAAGGGTCTAAGTCCTCTAAGTTGTTGATGGATTCACATACCACGTTTTTACAATCCCAACCAATGGGAAGGGTTACCACCGTATCGGAATTTATACCGCCCACAACCAACTCTGCTATTTGTTCTGCCCTTTTGAATCCGAAATTGCTACCCTTAGTTACTATATCCACATTAGCCGATACCTCAAATTGGAAGCAGTCTTTACCCTCCCCCTGGTTGGCAGTTCGCGAACTGATAACAATATACTCCCCATCTGCATCCGTTGGGGTCATGCCATCGTACACATCAATGTAGGCGTATGCCTGTAAGCGGGCAACTAACCATTGTTTTATCGGTATGGCGGGGTTTTTCATTATCATTTGAACAATCTTCTTAGTCGGTTAATTAGTTTTGGCTTTTCTTCTTCGTAGGATGGAATAAGGAAAGGTTGTGGTCTAACCCCATTTTTGATAATACGCCATGCAATAGTCATAGCTGCATAGTTAACATCAGAACGCCTTGTACTTCTTCTGCCTGTGTATGTATTTTGTATTTGTGCAATATTTTTCTTCTTTACCCATCTTACAATCGAATCAAATAATTCCTTAAAAGTACCGCCCCCCTTACCCCTAAATTGTGCAGCAAAACCTTCATACCCAGGAGGTATATTTACTTTCGATCTTGTACCGAACTCAACATACGGAGCATACTTAACCGTAGCAACAACAGACTTATCCAACCCGCTTCTACCAGATGAAACAATAATACTCTGTCTTAGCTTCCCATCAAACCCCGGCGCACGCCTTTTGGCTGCCTTTTGTATATTTAATACAGATGTGCTTAACTCATCAACAATCCCCTTAGTAGCTGCCTTATCAAATCTACTTATGGCATCTTCTACCTGCTTAATCCCCGATATGTTAAGATTAAACCCTGCCATTATCTAAATATTGTTATTTCATAATATTCCTTCCTATTCTCAATATCCGTAATCGAATGGATTGTATAATCAAACCCATTAATCTGTATCTTATAGGTATTATCGAAAGTGAGGGGGTAGCGGACATAAATTCTTGCCGAATCGGTGAAAGTTACCTCCGCTGATAATAATTGTCGGTCTTGCCCGAGCGGTACATACATTCCCCATATCGTACTGCCTGCCGCATAGGTAACCGTAAATCCCCCCTCACTATCGGTTGTGGTAGTAGGCACCATTAATACCATCGGCTCGATGAGTAATTCAGCCGATAGAAATTTAGGGCTATTTCCTTTTATTCTCATAGGATTGGCGATGTTTTAGTGTACATCTGACAAGTTCTCCACGCCTTCTGGCATACGCCCATCGTTTCATCAAACGCCCCTCTATTCTCGTATAAGTGATTCACCTGGTCAAGTATTGCCGTTTTCAATGGGTTGGGTAGTGCGGTGAATCCAACATTATACACCGCCCGCATTTTGTCAATAGCAGGAAAGGTGATTACTGGATGCTTGCCCCCCATAATAGTCTTATCTGTAAGTTCGGTGCCTGTGGTTACATCATACAGGGTAATAGATGAAGTTATCGGCCCGTGTGGAAACTGAAACCATCCACCTTTATTGCAGAACCATACTTCGGCCTGCTTAGTGATAAGGGATAGCCCTGTGGCTTTCTCAATTATCATTCGTGCGCTTCGTATCATTTCGGATATTTGCGCATCTTCAGAGGTGTGAGAAACACGAATGTATAATTTCGCCTCTGCAAGCGTTACGGGTTCAGCATAGCTTACCTCCGTGATGTTAGAATCAATTATGTAAGAGTAGTTACCCATTGCTCGAATTTTATTAGATTGTTTTCCGGCTGCAATTCATTTGCCCTATTGAATGCCTTATTACTGCAAATTTCGTAGTTTTCCTCCACATTTCGTATAGCCTGCACCCACTCATCTAATCTATCCTGTTTGCAGTACGTTGCCGCATCTCCACAATTCTCTCGTAATCCGGGCAAGTCGGTGCAAATAACAGGGATACCCGATGCCATTGCTTCGGTAGCCGTTCGCCCCCATGATTCGTAGTGGGATGGCATTAGTAGTATTCTCGTTTTGCGATATGCGAATCGTATATCCGACTGATTAGCCATGTATTCTACATTCGGCAACTCTTTGTATATCTGTTGTCCGTACCCGCCCTGTATGGCTAAGAACTGCTTATCCGGCATCGCCTCTGCAATCCGGTAGAACATTTCAGCACCTTTGTTGTGATTGAGATTAATTAGGGTAATCTTATCCCCTTTCTCACCCCTGTAATGGTTGATGTCAACCGGTGGCTGCAATACGAATCCGTTGTTAGCATACTTACATTCCTCACTATTCCAGTACGAATTATACACTACATTCAACTCCCTGTGCGTACGTACGGATGAGTACATGAAAGTATTATGTGCAAACCAAACGGCCGGCTTCTTTGTGCTTTTGCAGTCAATAGCAACATCACCTGCGAAGTCTAATTGTGTGAAGATAATATCAGCCCATTCGTGATGGAAATACCAATCATTGCTTCTATTGAATACGTGGATTCCATCGTATTCGTAGTTCTCATTGTTCATCTTTGAGGTCATCACCTTTACCAGGTGGCCTCTGCTCATCAACCACTTGTTGATGTCGTGGGCGTTCCATTCTGATCCAGATTTTGCCATCGGCAAGTAGCTCTGCACGTGCCACAATACGCGTAGTCTTTTTGGTGGGGTGTTTTCGCTCACGCTTAGAAATATGTTTCATGGGGAAAAAATAATGGGGAAGGATTTTAACCCCTCCCCACTAAATTTAGATAGTAGCGTAAATAGAAGAGTTAGGAAGCATCAAGTTGATAGCCTCATAACATTCGATTCTTGCAGTAACCATGTTAGTTACGAAGTTGTTTTGATCTTCGTAAGATAACTCAATGTTCAAACCGTTCACCTCTACACGCTCAATAAATGAGTTGTCAAGTACCAAAGCACGGTTATTAGGAATCCAGTTAACGCCAACGATAGGCACGCCAACAAGATTCAAAGCACCGTTTGCACCGATACCTAAAGAACCTGCACCGAGGTAGTAACCATTGGTGAAAGATTCAATCAGCAAAGTGCTATAAGTAGCATTGCTCACGAAGATTACAGAAGGACTGAAATCAGCAGCACGCTGATTACCAATCAACTGAATCAAATCTCCGAGGTTGGTAGATGCAGAAGTGGTAGTAACACCAGTAGAGGCAGCCGATACGGTAGAGAAGAAAGAACTATTCTCTGCCTTAAAGAAATCACGAGTCAACAAACGTGGAAGCGTTTGGCTCATGAATGGCAAAGATGCAAGCATTTGGCGGCTAAACTTGCTGAATCCGGCAATAAACTGATTAACAGTCTTAACCTCGGTCAAAGAATAGTTGTTCTCTTGCTTTAATGATCCTTCAAGTTGTGCAGCGATGTTGTTCGCATTACCAGTAGCCTCACGATAGGTTACATACAAACCTGTAGGGCTTTGAACGGTAGGCACGAAATCACGCATATTTACCAACTGCGCAGGTTGGGTAGCTTGGCGGCTATTGTAAGTAGCAACTGAATCACCGGAAAGGTTAGTAGCCAAAGTGATAGTCTTTACCTCGGGCATTTCAATCAGAACACGGCCATTCTTTTTGATTTCGGCTTCGATGTTACGGCCTTCTAACTTCTCGGATAATACTTCGTTGAAACTCTTTGCAGACTCAGGATTGCCGGCTTTTACCTTAATGGTAAGGGCATCGAATTGATTTTGCATAACGGATTTAAACTCATTAAGGTCAGCAGGTGTAACTACTGAATCTAATTTGCTTTTAAGTTCGGTAACTACTAATTTGGCATCAGCCGCATCAGTTTTTGCGTTGGCAGAATTTGCCAATACTTGCGTAAGATTATCTCCAATGGATTTTACCTCCGCAGCGATTTGTTCGTTTGTCATTTGAATGATTTTAACGAGTGATTAAATTGTTTGAGTGCTTCAAATACTATTGCATTCGTATCCGGCTCGACTGCGTTCGCTGCGGGTTGAGTGGTAATGTCTGAAATTGCTTTTTGTATTTGCTTTATTTCTATCTCCAATAAGGAGAAAGTTTCATCTGTAAATGTGCCATGCTTGAACGCCTTTAGTAGTTTTTCTAATCTACCGTTAAGCGTTTCCTGTACCTCTGCTTGTTCCATTCCTTTGTACATTGCTAACGTAGGCGTTTCGGGGTTGGCTGCCCATAATACGGCACTACCTTCATAGAGCATCAACTCTTTGATTGTGCGGATGCCTGTAGAATTATCCATTTCGGATTTGATAGTGCTGAATCCGATTGAGTGCTGATTGATTAGATTAGCCTCATATAATTTCAGCATATCCTCACCCATTTCCGTTTCTATAATTTCAGTAACGGCAATAAGTGCATTCCCTTCCACGTATAATTCTTTCGGCTTGCCGAGTGCGTACTTCATTGAACTCTTATGGTCAACCAATGACCATATTAGATTCTTACCAAGCGGCCCACGTTCCTGTATTGTTTTTGTAAATGCTTCGGGTACTATCACATCGTTATCTAAATCCACATTCCCGCACATAGCCCATACCGTTTTCACGTTACGTGAACGAATATCCATATCCTCGATGCCGTTGCTAATATCTTTAACCTGGTAATGCTTCATTTATCAAAGTTTGTAATTGCAAAAATAAGGTGTTATTCCATAGGTTCAACATATCGCCTGCCGGCCCACGTAACCCACCTTGTATATCTACAGGTTTTCCATTGCTATCTCTAACTACTTCGAACCCAACCGTACACCTACAATTACATACGTTACCTGCGCTGCCATTCGGGTCTCCGGGGAACTCCATAATATCTATGCTGCGTAAACCGGGTACGGTAAACGGTTCATCAATTCGTGTTGTCTTTCCATCCATGTGCAAATGGTCATAATCATTGCGGGGTATTCTACGTGTTCTATCATCCGA